CTAGTACGGGTTGCCGTCGGTGACGCACACCTGCAAGCGGTCGAGCGGCTCACCATAGATACCGGCGTAGTCGTCGCCGCCGTAGGTGGAGCCGTCGTCGCACACGGTATCGAGCCATCCGGCGCGTGCGGTGGTCTGCGAGCGGTACCACGCCTGCTTGTATTCCTCGCCGCCCGGGGTCACATAGTACATGCGCACGCCGTCGATGGTATGACCGACGATACCCGCGCAGCCGTTCACGGTGTCGTTGCGGTCGCCCTTGGAAACGTAATCGAGCCAGCCGTCCTCGATGGTATGCACCTGATACTTGAGCGTGCCGCGGTCGACGCGTGCGCACAGCAGGTCGTGCTGTCGACACGGATACCCTGCAAAGCCGTTGTCCCCGGCGCCGAAGTCGGTCACCTCGTCCAGCCAGCCGCCGCCCTTGAGGTGGAGGGAGTAGTGGACGGGGACACGCTTGCCAGATGCCTTCGAGAAGTCGCCGGATGCCGCCTGAGCGGGCTTTGCCGCGGCAGGCTTAGCGGCGGTGGAGGGGGCTGGTGCCTTGCCGCCCTTCATGGCGTCATACCACGCCTGGGTGCGCTGCATGTAATGGTCGCGCTGGGAGCCCGCAAGCTCGCCGGGGCAGGCCGTGGCGCTCCAATAGCGGTGCGGGAAGACGTTCTTGCACCACTCGGGACGACCGAGGCCGTAGTACAGGCACAGGGCTGCGACCAGATGCGCGCCGCTTTCGATTGCCTTCTCGTGCACCGTCCATGGGTTTGAGCCGCTGTTGGCGTGCTCAATCGAGATAGTCGTGTCGTTGCCGCGTCCGGTGCCGATTCCGTCGCCGCAGGCGTAGGCGCGGTCGGTGTCGTTGACGTGCTGCACGATGTAGCCGTTGCGGTCAACCGAGTAGTGCGCCGAGCAGCCGTTGGCACCCCAGATGCCGTTGCACTGGCTGGCGTTGAGGTCGCCGGCCATGTGGTGGATGGTCACGCCCCTGATGCCGAACGGGCGGCCTGCGGAGAAGTTGCGCCCCAGAAGCTTGTACTCGTCCGGTTGGACGTTTGCGAAGTCTGCCATTAGTCCTCCTTGATGTCGCCGAGCGCCAGCAGGGCGTCCAGCCATTTGTCCGTGATGCCGACTGATTTGAAGGCCGCATAGGCCACCTGCACGCCGCCGACTGCGGCGAAGATGGACGTCACCCACGCCGAGGGTTCGGTCGGGACGCCGCCCGACATGGCCGTGAGGGCGCCGCATCCCGCCGAGACGGCGATGGCCGTCCAGCGGGCGACATTGCCCGTCATCGCCTTCGTCTTGATGGCCTGCACGATGTACGGCACGACCAGCACCGTGCACACCGTGAGGCCCGCCTGGATCTCATCCATTCGATTGCTCCTATCTGTCGGATTCCTTGCTGTAGATCAGGTCGACGCGGTCGCAGATGTGGTCGACCTTCTCCGCCATTCCCTGGCTGCGCGCTTGGCTGTGGGCCAAGTCGTTGTGCAGGACCTCGTTGGACGCCACGACCGACTCCATGAGGGTCTTCATGGCCTCCATGAGCGAGTTGCTTCGCTCCATCTGCGCGGCGATGCGGCCCTCCATCTGCGAGCGCTCGCGGTCCCGCTGCGCGCGCTCGTCGACCTCGGCCTGCTTCCGCTCCTCGCGTTTGAGGTCGATGCCGGCCTTGCGCTCGTTCTGCCGCTTGTACTCCTCGAGGAACTGCCTGCCGAAGTAGAACGCGATGAGGCCGAGAAGGACGCCACCGAGCCATCCCGGCCCATATGGCGCAAAGAGCTTGAGCACTTCCATCCTGAGCGCCCTCCTTCCGCCTATTCGGCCGTGTACTCCTCGCCGGTGATCTCCTTGTACTCGTCGGCGGTAATCCACTTGCACTCGACTGCCTTATGCACTCGTGCCTTGCTCCAAAGAGGTCGGTCGTAGTACTTCTTGACGAGCGCGAAGTGCTTGGATTGCTCGTCGGTCTTCTTCGTCGGCATTACTGGTCACCTCCGACCGTCATGAGCAGGTAGTCGATGTTTGCCGTGTTCTGCTCGGTCTGCGTCGGCTGCGACGCCTGCTCGCGCATCTGGTCGAGCAGCGCCGATACGTCAAGCGTCTCGCCGCCGTCGTAGGCGGCGAGCGCCGCGGTGTAGGCGAGCTTTCGCGCCTTCCGCTCAGCGTACTCGTCATCGTCGATAACGCCCGCGTCGTGCGCCGCGTCGGGGTCGCCGATCTGCGACAGCAGATCGCGCAGGGCGTTGACCTCGGCCATGGTGCCATCTTGAAGCTCGTTGGGGCGCGGCGTGTCTTCCTCAGTGTTCATGCGGACTCCTCTCTTGTCGGGGAATGTGCCGCCATCGTATTAGCGCCGTGAGATTGCCGAGCCGCTTTGATGGGCGCAAAGGAAGAAGGCGCGCCGCAGCACGCCTTCGATGCTTCTGTTATTTCGCAGCCGCTTCGCTTAGGCCGCTGCTTTGAGTTGCCGGTTCTTCGCTATTGCGAGGGCTTGCTTCCGCTTGAATCGTCCCTCTGGTTGGCCTGCATTGAGCACCCCCCCCCTGCGCGAGATTTCCGAACAGGCTGCGGTACAGCGCGTCCATGGCCCGCACGCTGCGGTGCGCGTCCAGCCGCTTCATGCTGCCGCGCCAGCTCTGGTAGCTCTGCTCCACCTGCTCGGGGGTCATGACGCCATCGGCGACCATGCGGGCCATCTTCTTGAGCTTGCGGCGCTCCCGCGTTATGGAGTCTCGGCACGGCTTCACGACTATGCGGCCCGTCTCCGTGTAGCAGATGCGCTTCTTCAGCCACGTGAAGCCGCGCGACAGCTTCACCACGCGCGTCTTGCGCGGGTTCAGCTCTATGCCCAGCTCGGCGCACTTGCGCCCTATCAGCAGCAGGCACACCTGCAGGTACTCCTTGCTCTCGTGTATGAGGTAGAAGTCGTCCATGTACCGCCCGTACGCCTCGGGGCGCAGCATCTCGGTCACGTAGTGGTCGATGCGGTTGGGGTGTGCCACCGCGCATATCTGGTTCGGCTCGCTGCCCAGCCCCAGGCCCACCTCGCCCTGCGCGTCAATCAGGCGGTGCTCAAGGTCGATTACTCGCGGATCGAGCAGCGCGGCAGCCACCTGCTCCTTGACGGGGCCGTGCGCTATGCGGGCGAAGTAGTCGGAAAAGTCGCCGAGCAGTATGTAGCCATCGCCGCCGTGCCTCCTCCAGTTGTCGGCCAGGTGGCGTTTGAGCAGCTTCAGGGCGTAGTCGGTGCCGCGCCCCTTTATGTTCGCGGAGTTGGCGGCTATGAGAGTGGGGACTATGGCGGGAACGAGCGCGTTTTGTGCCAGGGACTTCTGTACCACGCGCTCGGGGAAGTGTACGGCGCTGATATGGCGCAGCTTTCCGCGCTCCCACAGGTCGAACCGTATGAAGCCCCGGCATATGTCGCGCCCCTCCAAAAGGTCGCGGCGGGACAGGACGGCGTTGCGCAGGTAGCTTTTCATGTATCGCTGCGTGGATGCCTTCCACATCACGCCGCGCGCGGCCTGCTTCGATGCCTTGCACAGGCTGTTGAGGTCGGCCACGGTATCAAGCGTACACGCCTTGACGCGCTCGGCCTTGGCCTGCGCGCGCTTCTCCTCGCGGCGCTTGCGGCGCGCCGCCCGCCTTTGCTCGGAGTTCACAGGAGGCACCCCGCGCGGCTTGCAATGTGGCTCTGGCAGCCGCTTGAGGTATGGCCATGAAACGCGGCGAAGCCACGGAGCGCCGCGCCATGCAAGCAGCGTCCGGCCACCCTAGCGGGGTGCGTATTTACGGGCGCATGCCCGACGGTCGCGCCTTCCTTCCTCTCCGCGCTCTGCTTTCGGCTCTGGGGCCTACTCGGTCTGGCAATAAGGGAATCCGGGGCGGGGGCGAACCCAGACGTACGTCGCCGAGGAGTAGTTGGCAGAGCCGTCGAGGGTGACATAGCACACGTTGGACGCGGAGCCCGACGCAACGGAACGCAGCCACCAATTGTACCGATAAACAAGGCGCGACCGCCGTCCATTATAGCGAACGCAGGCGCTCTAGCTCGGCCTCGGCCTCGGCTATGCGCTCCTCGGTGGACTTCTTGCCGGTGACGCGCACGTTCTTGCGCGCGCCCTTTAGCAGCTTGATCTCCTCCTCGACCATGGCCGCCAGCTCCTCGAAGCGGTTGGCGTTCACGGGCAGGCCGATATCCATGAGGCACTGCATGTCCAGCATAAGCTGCTCGCAGTCCGCTATGGCCAGCGTCAGGTAGCGTTTCCTCTCCAGCGCGTTGAACGAGCTGTTGGGGTAGAAACAGTCGGCGCGGTTGACGTTGTACACGATGCTGCGCGCCGTCTCCACGGTCGGCACCGCGTTCAGCAGCCTGTAGGCCTTGGGCACTACTGAGGAGGACGCCATCAGCTTGTTGACCTCCACGCGGATGGCGATGGCCTGTGTGAAGAACTTGTACTCGGACACCTCGCGGTTGCGCTGGTAGACGCCGCTCACGTGCACCTCCTGGGGAAACTGGCGAAAAAACGGCCCGCTTCGCGGGCAGGAGGCGACCGCGCAAGGCGGTCGCCTAAAAGCAGAGTATAGAGCACTCGGCTGGCTAGCCGACGAGGAAGCCGGGGCGGGGGCGAACCCAGACGTACGTCGCCGAGGAGCAGTAGGCAGAGCCGTCGAGGGCGACATAGCACACGCTGGACGCGGAGCCCGACGCAACGGAACGCAGCCACCAAGCGTACCGATTTCCGTTGACTCGGTGCGCCGTGTCTCGGAACAGGTCAAACTGGCAGTCGAAGCCCACGCTGTAGCCCTTCGTCCCCCACACGGGACAGCCGTACACCTCCATCTCCGACAGCGAGAACACCTTGCCGATATCCTGCCAGCTCCACGAGTTGGAGTCGTTGAGCGCGCCGCTGGCGCTGTACCGCTCCTCAAGCAGCACGCGCTGGGTAAGCAGGTACTTGGTCAGCCCCTCGGGCAGGCACGCCTCGAAGGCCGTCTCCCACGCCTTGAGGTTGCTGTTGAGGTAGGGGCATTTCCGGTCGGCGGTGCCCTGGTTCGTGTTGGTGGTGTTCCACATCAGGAAGCTGTCGTTTGCCACGCCGGTCACGGTCTTGGCTACGGGCACGGGAGCGGACGCCACGAACGCGATATGGTGTCCCTTGCTGTTGTCGCCGCAGTAAAGGTACGGGTCGATGTGGGCAAGCAGGAACCGCACAGATTGCTGTGTGGTGACGGCGGATGCGCTCACAAGCGGCACGTCCAGGTAGTCGCCCACGCGCAGGCCTGCGAAGTTCGCGGCGGCGATGCGCTTATGCAGCGCGTCGTACACGCTGCCGCTGCCGATCTCTCCCGCCAGGATGGCGGCGATGTTCTGCCCGCCGTACTTGCCGATTTGGCCCTGGCGGTTGTACTCGGCGTTGTTGAGCGCCGTCTGCGCGTTGCTGCGCGCGGTATCGTCGATGACGTTGAGCGGCTGGCCGCCTACGACCAGCGTCTTTGCATTTGCCATTTATCCTCCTTAGGAAAGGGTTACCGTGCTGCCCGATACCGAGCACGTGCTGCCGAACGTCACCGTGTCCCCGGATACCGACGCCTTGCCGGCAGGGCAGTAGACCGTGCCGTCCATGTAGATGAACTTGTCTGTCGCGTCGGCGAGCATCGTCGCGAGCTGGCCGTTCTGGCGGCGCAGCTCGGCGATGTCGGACTCGCCGGCGGCGCCCTGCGCCGCCGCGTTCGCGATTTGCAATGCCGCGCTTGCCGCCGCATCGGCCCTCGACGCCGCACCGCTAGCGGCGGATGCCGCATCGAACGCGGATTGACCGAGCCGAGATAGCTCAGTGCTCCACTTCCTGTAGAGCTCGTCAAGCTCCTGGTCGTAGCTGACGGCAGGCCCTGTTGTCCCGTCCACATTTCCCAGGATGACGAGCGCGAAGTCCTCGGTAGTCTCGGAGGCCCCGTTGGCGTAGAACTCGAAGTAGGCCAGCCTGCACTTGCCGGTGCCGTTGATGGCCTCGGGCGCCAGCGTGGCGCTCACGGAGCCCGTGCCCACGGTCGCCGCGCAGCGAGCCCATGTGCCGTCGGCGTGGAGCACGCACAGCCGCGCGGACTGGTAGGTCGGCGTGTAGACCACGCCGTCCGTGGTGAGCGCCGCGGTCACCTTCTGCGTCTGCGTCTCGCCCCTGCGCACGGTGACGCGCTGCGGGACTGTGCCCGGGCGCTTGCGCATGTCGAGTGATATGGCGTGGTTGATCATTCCGTGGCCTCCAGTGCCTTGAGGGCGGCGAGCGCGGACCTGAAGGCCTCGACCGGGTCGACGGCCTCGGCCTCCTCCCCCGTCTCGTCGGCCGTGGCCGGCTGCGGGTCGACGATGGCCGACAGCGCGTCGAACACCGCCACGGTGGCGGTGGTGCGCTCGTCGACGTACCCGGCGGTCGCCAGCGGGATGCCGTTGACCGTGGGGTCAGGCTTGCGGACGTCCGCGGCCTTGACGACCTCACGCGTGCCGTCGTCGTACTGGGCGACAAATATGAGTCCGGTGTCCTCGGCGCGCTGGAGCACGTCCGGGTCGTACTCCGTCAGGCACTGCTCGTTATTGCCGATGATGTCATGGACCGCGTAGCCCACGACGATTTTCTTGCTTGCTTCCATTCCTTCTTGTCCTTTCATCTCTTATCCGCTCCACCCGGACGGCATGGCCGACACGCCGATCAGCAGGCCGTTCCTGAACTCGAGCACCGACGATGTCTGGGACTGGTCGTTGAAATATTTCTTGCCGTTCTCCGTGTAAAGCGGGTGGTATGCCGCTCCGACCTTGGTCGTCAGGCCTGACCACGTCGTGACGCTCGTGTCGGCGCTGCCGCTCACGCTGAGCCTCGGAGTCGAGACTCGCACGACGCCCTGTCCCTGCAGCTGCAGTCCGTGGTAGATAATCGACGGATTGTCGATGTCATGTGACGTTGAGGAGCATTCGATGTATCCGTACTGCGTGCCGTCCTTGAACCCAGCCAGTTTTCCGCTCGAGTCGAGCTCCATGGCGTACCCGCTGCTGCGGTTTCCCCCGGTGAAGCTGCCGGTCGCCGTGATGTTCTTCGCCGTCATGTAGTTGGTCGTCAGCACGCCTTCCTTGAGGTTCCACGAGTTACGCCCCTTTGCGTCCGCGAGAGTCCCGGTTGCGATGTATGTCGCGTTGACGTAGACCCTGTTGTTGCTCATGTAGAGCCCCTGGTCTGCGCCGCCATTCGTCAGGCGGTCGAAGATGGACTTCTGGTCCATCTGCTCGTCGTAGGCGCTCAGGATGCCGTCGGCGTAGTCCGATGCGTTCTTCTGCTCGATGGCATGTCGCGCCCCGGTCGCGGCCTCGGCATAGTCCCTCACGGCGGTCGAGTATGCGCCGTAGGCCGCGTCGTACTCGTCCATTGCAACCTTGAGCTCCTCGGCGGTCTTGCACACGAGCACCTTGTCGACCTTGTCGGTGTAGGCGCCGTACGTGCCGCCCTCGTCGGTCGTGCCGAAGGCCTTGGCGTAGCGGGGGCCGAGGACGGACGAGAGGAACTTGGCACTGAGGGCCTTGTTCGACTTCAGCGCGTTGTACTGGCTCGTGAGCTCCTCGCGCTCCTTTTCGACGTCCTGCTTGGCCTTCTTGACCGCCGCCTTCTCCGCTTCGGTCACCACACCGTCTTTGGCGAGGTCCTGCACCGTCGTGTCGAGGCCATTGAGCGAGCCCGTGAGGTCGTGCGCGCTTTGGTAGGCCTTGTTGTACGCGGCCTCCAGCACCGGCGCCGTGTGGGCGACGCTGCCGTCGCCGTAGGTGACGCGTTCCATCGACCAGACGAAATATCCGTTCGACCATTGCGGGAGGTCCTCGGACCATCCCAGCTCTGGGTTCTGCGCATTAATCGGCGGCACGCTGTCCGACTGGTTCCTCGCGTAGAGCTTCACGCGCGCCGCGATGGCGCTGCCGGCCATCTGGTTGCTGCCGTTGATGGCCTTGGCGAGGCACGGCGCCGTGTACGTGGTCGAGCCGTCCGTCCACGTGACCTTGCTCCTCGTCCAGATGTGCTTGCCCTTCGCCCACGCGGGCTGAGCCTCCGACCAGCTGCCGCCGGACTGCGCCGTGGAGCTCGTGGACAGATAGTACTGCTCCACGATGCCGCGCACGCCGATACCGGTCGAGCCCTTGTCCCCCTTGGCGCCGTCGGTGCCGTCCCTGCCGCTGATGCACACGGGCTCGCTGAACTCGATGTCGCCAGACTGCATTGTGGTCTTGGTGCGCGTCCAGATGTACTTGCCCGACACCCATTGCGGCGCCGTTGTCTGCCATCCGCCCTGCGGCTCGGTGACGCGCGACGTTCCCTGGGCGTACTCGACGTCCACCGACGCTATCACGGCATCGGCGACGGCGATGTCCTTGCCGTCGAGCTTGGCGCCGGGGCCTAGATGGACCTCGCTCTCGTCGAGGTTCCAGTAGTTCTTGCCGCTCCTGTCTTGGATGGTTCCGGCCTTGATCAGATCGCCCATGAGCGTGCCGACCATGATGAGGTCGGCGGTGAAGCCCGCGCCGGTGCCGAAGGTGCGCCAGTCCCACGAGCCGTCGGCCTTGCAGCCGGAGGCGATGCGGAAGCCCTGGGAGCACAGCTGCATGGCCATGCCGTCGCCGGTCGTCGAGCGGCCGTCCGCGTCGAGGGGCACGGAGCCGAAGATCAGGCCGCGCTCGAAGCTCGTGTGGACGTAGCTGTTGCCCGCGAGGTTGAACTGCGTATTCATGCTGTCCATGACCTGCTGGAGGTACGATGGCGGCGTCGATGCCGCCACGTCCCAGTTGGACGAGCGCTTCGACAGGCTGGACACTTTCTGCTGCTGAGCCAGCAACATGTCCGTGATTGTCTCGGTCACGTTCCCGAGCGTCACGCGCATGGAGCCGCCAAGCTCGTCGGTGACAAGCTTGGTCACGCGGCCCTCGCAGCGTAGCGCCGGGCTGAAGCACGTGTCGACGATCTGGACGTCGTCGCCCACGGCGACGCCCTCCCACTCGCGCCCGAACTGCACGAGGTCGACGACGTCGGCCTCGTAAGTCATGCCGGGCTCCTTGCGGGAGTCGTGGTACGCGCGGGTCTCAGCGAGCAGCGTCGCCGCGTCCTCGCAATTTGGATTTTCATATTGCCCGAACACGTGGGCGTGCCCGCCCCTGCCGTCGGGTCGCCCGTACAGCTTGAGCGCGGTCGCGTCCTCCACGTAGTTCTTGCCGTTGTTGATGTCGCCGAAGGTCAGCTTGCGGCCGTATCCGCCGGTATCCGTCTCGATTCCCTTGCCGTAGCCGTAGCAGGCGGTTATCGCCCCGTAGTGCTCGGTGCGTGATACCGATGTCAGGTCCTTGGTGTAGGTGAATCGGCGGTGACCGCCCTTCGCGCCGCGATGCGAGCGGATGCCCACCTTGCGAGAGGTCACCCTGCCGCCGGATACGGTGATTTCAGTCTCAAGCTCGCCGCCGCATTTCAAGATTGACTGGAGCGCCTCGCGCGCCGAGGTGTGGTAGAAGGTCAGGCCCTTGTCGACGGTGCCGGTCTGGTCGACCGTTCCGGCGGTCCAGCGGGTCGGCCCAAGGCAGACATTCAGCGCCTGCAAGAAGCCGTAGCCGTAGGGGCGCTTGTCCTCGATATAGTCGCCGTACGTCTCGCAGATTGAGTTGATCGCCGTGTCCGTGTAGACCGTATCGCCTCCGGCGTGGAGGCCCTTGGGGTCTTGACAGACGTGCTCGTGGACCTTGCCGAGGCGGTCGGCCCACACGAGGCGGTAGCCCTGCTTGAGCGCGAAGGTCGTGACGATGTCCACGCTGTCCTCGCCGTTGAGCTCGTCGGTATGGGTGAGGGAGAGCAGCTCCTTGGGGCCGATTGTCGATACGTAGGCGTCCTGCCACGTGTATACGTCAATTCGCACCTAGAGCCACCTCTCCTCCCATTCGAGCGTCGCGGTGCCGCCGCTCGTCTTGATCTGCTGCACGCCGTCGAGCGAGAAGAAGTCGCTCGCGACGGTCACGGGCCAGTCCGCGCCGTTGACTGTGCAGCGCTCGGCGCGCATGTCCAGCACGACGGTCTGTGCGCCCGTGAACGATGCCTCGACGCGGACGAACCGACCGGTCGAGACGTTGGTGATTGTCCAGCTCGAGCCTGCCGGGGGCTTGCACGTGACCGTAGGGTAGGCCCTGTAGTTGCCCCCGGCGGCGACGGCGCGCTGGGATGCCGACACCTGCTCGGAGCGCCGCTGCCCGTAGGCGGCGGGGTCTGCACAGTAGAACCCGAGCGTGAGATTCGGCATGTGTGCGTTGCGCCCCTGCTCCGCCCCTCCCCTGTAGCGCGCGAGCATGTAGCGCTCCGGGGCGTCGTCGAGCACGAGGGCCTTCTCGCCGCCGGACAGCGCCGAGGCGAGCACGGCCCTTGCCTCGGCGACCTCGTCGAGGGAGCCGCCGACGATGTTGCAGTCGACCGCTATCTCGACGGGCTCGAGGCCCGTGGCGCGGATATGCGAGCCGTCCATGCCGGGGACCTCGGTCTCATCGAGCCGCACCTTGGGGACAATCGGTCTCGTGACCTTGGTCACCAGCAGGTACGGCGTGAGGTCGATTCCGCCGAATATCATGCGAACCCCCTTGCGGCGAGCGTGTGCCTGCCGCGCATCGCGATGGCAGAGGAGACGCGCTCCGAGTCGATGTACAGGTTTCCGTCCTTGTCCCGGATCTGCTCGAGGACGGACAGGATGCCGGCGAGGGCGTCGTCGGAATCCTCCTCGGGACGCGCCGGAGTGTAGACAGCGGACGGCGCGACGGTCAGGCCCGTCGAGAGCATCCCCTGCGCGGTGTCCATGGCGCCGCTGATGGCGGAGACCACGGTGCCGGTGCCGGAGCCGATGCCCTGCGCCCATCCCTGCATGAGGGCCTTGCCCGAGAAGGTCGTGTAGCCATGCCCGGAGAAGGGGCCGACCTTTGCCGGCGAGAACGGGAAGAAGGAGCGGATTCTTGAGACTGCACCTGAGACCGCTGAGGTCACCGAGCCGATAGCGGACATGATGCCGTCCTTCAGGCCGTTGAGTATCGACTTGCCGGAGTTGAAGAGCCAGTTGCGTGCACCCGAGAAGAACCCGGTGATCTTGCCCTTGATGCTCGTGACGGTCCTGTAGACGGAGTTGATTCCGTTGGACGCCGCGCTCTTGATGCCCTCCCAGATGGACGAGCAGGCGCTCTTGATGCTCCCCCACATGCTCGACCACGTGGAGCTGATGCTGTTGAGCACGGAGCTGATCACGCCGCTGACCTGATTTATCGCCGAGTTGACGGCGAACTTGATGCGTCCCCAGACCACCTCGGCGAAGTCGCGGACGGTGTCCCACACGCTCGACCAAATCGAGCTGATTCCATCGAGCGTTGACGTTATCACGGACTCGACGACCCCGATGGCCGCTCGAACGGCGAACTCAATCTGAGACCAGACGAGCTCGGCTACCGATTTGATGGTGTTCCAGACCGTGTCCCAGTCGCCGCTTATCGCGGCGGTCACCGTGGAGATGACTGTCTGCACCACGGCCATCGCGACCTGGACGGCAGTAGAGATTGCGTCCATCACGCCAGTCAGGACAGCGGAGATCACCGGCCAGACCGCGTTCCAGACGGCGGAGATGATGCCCATCGCCACCTGAATCGCGCCCTGGATGAGCGGCATCGCCGCAAGCACGGCGGACAGCACGGACTGCACGGCGGGCATGGCGATGGCGACGAGCTGCGAGACGGTCGTCATTACGTCCGCGATGACACCGACCAGGAAGCCGATGACCGGCGACAGCGCCTGCACGATGCCGAGCACCACCTGTATGCCGGTGGAAAGCACCGGCAGCACAGCCTGCGCGATGTTGAGCAGCGCCGTGCCGATTGGCGCGATGAGCGGCGCGATGAACCCGATTGCCGCCTTGATGCCGTTACCGACGGACGTGGCCACGCCAAGGATGGCCTGAAGCGCCGAGCAGATCTGCGAGGAGTCCACCTTCGGCAGCTTGATTCCGATGCCGGCGAGCGCCCCGACGGCGATGTTCCACGCCGTGGCGAGCGCCTCGGACACGATGGGCGTGAGCACCGACGCGATGCCGGAGAGCGCCGCGGGGAGCGCCTTGATGATGCCCTGCCCGATCTGCGCGACGCGCGGCGCGATGTTCTTGGCGACCGCGCCGACGGACGTGAGCAGCTGTTCGGTGAGCTGCGAGAAGTCCACGTCGTCTCGGCCCAGACCGGTGAGGAAGTTCTCCCATGATGCCTTGGCCATGCCGATGGAGCCGGAGATGGTCGTCGCGGCCTCCTTGGAGGTCGTGCCGGTGATGCCCATCTCGGACTGCACGGTGTGGATGGCCTCGACCACGTCGGCGTAGCTGTCGATGGTGAGGTCGGCGGTCTTGCCCTGCGCCGCGCGCAGCTTGTTGGCGTCCGCGATGAGTCGCTCCATCTCGGACTTCGTGCCGCCGTAGCCCAGCTTCAGGTTGTCCAGCATCGTGTAGTTTTGCTTGGCAAAACCTTGGTAGGCGTTCTGGACGTCGGCCATGTCCGAGCCCATCTTGTTGACGTTGTCCGCCATGTCGCCCATCGCCGTGTTGGCGGACTCGGCGGCCTTCGCCACGTCGCCGCCGCACGAGCTCACGAGCGATGCGGCGAAGCTGGTCGCCTGGGTCATGTATTGGTTTGCGCTCATGCCGCACGTCTTGTACGCATCCGCGGCGTATCCCTGCAGTTTGCCGGACGCGGAGCCGAAGAGCGTATCGACGCCACCGACCAGCTGCTCGTAGTCGGCGTATGCGGATACCGCAGCGCCGCCGATTGCGGTCACCGCCGTGGTGAGCGCGCCCATGCCAGCCGCGGCGACGGTGCCCACGCCCCTTGCGACGGTGCCGAGCCCGCTCAGCAGCCCGCCCGAGCGCTTGACCCCGCCGTCCACGCCGGAGGTCATCGAGTCGCCGAATGACTTTCCGGCCTTGGAGCCCGTGTCGCCGAACTCCGAGCAGATGCTGCCGGCGAAGCCCTTCATGGACGGCATGAGCGTGATACATGCCGATCCTACGCTAGTCGCCATCCCGTCCTCCTAATCCTAGAATCTCGTCGATTTCCGCCCTGTTCGCGAGGGCGTTGCGCTGGTGCCTCTTGAGCTCCGCGAGCTGCCCGGGCGTCTTGAGCGGCTGCGGCTCCTGCGGCGGCCGGTGCTTCTTGTCGCTCAGTCCCCACGCGAGACTCCTGAGCTGGTGCTCGATGCGCCAGAGCATGTACGTCTCCTCGCTCCACTTGAGCTCCGGGTACATGCGGCGCGCGCACCTCGACCCTTCCGGCAGCTGCTCCCACAGGAGGGCAGCGCGCCGGAGGTCGTCCGGTCCGCCCTCGAGCGGGAGGTCGATGCCGTAGTACTGGCGGAAGTCCGCTACGACTTCTGCGCGGTGCCCTTCGAACTCGAGGACGAATCCTGGGAGTTTTTTGCCTTCGCCGCCTCGAATGCGGCCTGCATGAGCACGCCCGTGGACTCGACGGAGCCGCCGAGGCGCTCCATGTACTCATCGTCGCGGCCCGCGAAGACGCGCTCGAAGGCCTCGAACATCCCGGCGGGCTCGGTCTCGCTCTTGGCGAACTGCTTGTTCGTCTTGTAGCTGAGCAGCTCGTCGAGGTCGGCGGTGAACTCGCCGTCGATACCGGGGATGGTGAACGTGAGCTCGGTCATTACTTGCCCTCCGCGGTCTCGGTGGACTGGATGTAGTCGTAGCAGGTGTTGCCGTCCTCGTCGGTGAGGTACTTGACCGTGAGGGCGCGCGCGGCGAGCTCGCCCACGGCGAGGGTGAGGTCGTCCAGCTCGGATGACTGGGCGAGCGGCACCACCTTGCGCCAGCGGCGGCCGTCCTTGAGCACGAGCTCGAGCACGGCGGGCCACGTCTCAGTGGAGTCGCCGTTGTGCTTGACCGTGATCATGCCGGCCTCGTCCTTGACGTTGCCGGAGCCGTACATGACCTTGAGGGTCGCGGCCTTGATCTCGGCGAGCGTGAGCTGCGCGCTCTCGACGCGGGAGGTCTGCGGCGACGCCATGAGGTCGCCGTTCATGTCCTTGATGTCCTCGGAGTCGCTGTCGAGCGTCTCGACGTAGCCGTCCTCGCTGATGTAGCCGAGGCATTTCCACGCCTCGGGCAGCGCGGTCCTGTAGTCGGTCGGCAGCGCCGTTCCGGCGGGCGCGGTGAAGATGTAGCCGCCCTTTACTCCCTTGGCGCTGGAGACGTTGGCGACGTTGTTCTTGTTGCTTTCTGCCATGATTGCTCCTTATTCGCAGATGGTCAGGTTGATGTTCGTCTGGTATCTGGGAGTCCCCGTGTCGGGGTCGTCCCATCGGTACGCGCCGTCGGGCACGGCCGAGAACACGTTCGGCTCGTCCTCGATGGCGGAGCACGCCCGCTCGACGGCCTCGGCGATCTCGCGTGCGCGCCTGCGGGTCTTCGCCCACGACGTGGCGAGCACGCGCGGGGACTGGATGAACCGTGTCGCGCTCGTGGCGGCAAGGGTGACCTGGACGAACTCATCGGGTCTCTCGCGCGGCACGTCCGGCACGCACTTGATGCCGGTCGCGTCCATGAGCCGCTTGGCGACCACCCTCTCGATGTCCATCAGTCACCTCCGAATGCCGATTGCAGCCGGTTATGCCTGCGCTCGCTCACGTTGGCGTGCTTGCTGTCCGTGTAGACGACGCGGCCCCTCGCAAGCGAGCCGCCTATGGTCGCGGTGCTGTAGCCGCTCTCGCCGTACTTCGGCGTGAACGTGGAGTTGCATGCGGCAGCGGCGGCGTTTGCCTTCTGGTCGAGCATGGCCTGCACGCCCCCGCCGTTCATGACCTCGGCGTATCCGCCGCGGTTCCAGCCCTTCCACTTGATCTTGACCTCGCACTTCGCCTTAGCCATCGGTTCGGGTCACCTCGCAGGTGAGGTCCCAGGGGCCGGGCGTATTGGCCGCGGTGTATCGCTTGGGGTCGCCGACCACCTTGTAGTCGATGCCGCGCACCGTGACCGTCGCGTCCTTGAGGTCAACGTCCGCGCCCTTCGGGAAGCAGAGCGTATAGGCGACCGTCACGCCGTTCGGGCGCGTCGAGTCGAGGTCGGCGGTCGCGCCGGGGCACACCACGACGTTGTCGACCGCCTCCTCGGACACCGTCTCGCCGGTAGGCTCGCCAAGCTCGTCGAATGACTGGGCCGCATTGCGCACGGTCACGGTCTCGCCGGAGATGAGGCACATCATTCGGCCACCCCTCCCCTCTCCAGCGGCGTGAGCGACCCGAGCGCCTGACCGGTGAGGCCGAGGCGCCTGAGGTCGCTCTTCCCGAGGTACATCTCGCCGAGCGCCGAGCCGTAGGTCACCGATGCGGTGTAGATTCCGGCCCCCTGGCTGTACTGCGTGGCGCCGGCCATCGCGGACGGTGCCGAGAGCACGCGGTTGACGAGCAGGCAGCACACGGCGGGGGCGGCACGGTCGAACGCCGGGCACGCCCCCTCGGTGTACTCGCCGATTCGGTCCTCGAATGCCGCGAGCATCAGGTCGGATGCGTCCTGCAGCAGCACCTCGGTGCGCGCCGAGTCCGCGGGCTCGCCGTAGCGGGCCTTGTAGTCGTCCACGCTGGCGAGCGCGGCCATGGCTACTCGGCCTCCATGATCCCGGCGTCGACGAGGGCCTGAACGACCTTCGCGACGGTCGGGCTGGCGCCGGGGTTGGCGACCTTCTTGGGCACGACGAGCGACTTGCCGTCGGGCGAGACGAGCGCCACGTGCTGCGGGAGGATGCTGGACGCCTTGCCCGCGTCCTCCACGATGAACTTCTGGACTAGCTGAGCCATCTCGGTACCCCCTAGGCGCTCTTGAGGACGGCGAAGGCCTTGGGGTCGAGTACCGCGTAGGCCAGCACGGCCTCGGTGCGGTAGGCGATCTGGTTGTAGCCCTTCAGGTCCTGGCCGGTGTTGTCGGGGTCGCCGTACTCGATGACCTCGGCGGTGATGTCGCGGACCATGCCCCACTTGATGGCGGAGAAGTCGCCCATGATGGCGGAGACCTTGGTCGGGGTCTTTGCGAGGCGGCCGTTCACGGTGCCGGACACGGAGGCGGGGATGCCGTCGAGGTTGCCCACGTTGAGGGACAGCGGCACCTCAGGGTACAGGCGCTGTCCGGTCGCGGGGACGCGCAGCTTGCGCAGCTCGGAGGCGAACTGGCGGCTCATGGCGATGCCGTTGATGCCGTAGTCGAGAAGCGCGTCGGAGAGGGAGTCGATGTCGTCGACCGGGGAGGCGGTCTTGGTGACGGTGTTGACGTGCTCCTCTGCGGTCAGGGCGGTGTAGCCCGTGAGGCCGAGGCCGGTCTTGGGGTTGATGGCGTGGTAGACGATGTAGTCGAGCGCGCGGCCCGCGGCGGCGGTCTGGTCGGCGATGATGTTGGAGATGATCTCCAGCTGGTTGTCCTCGTCGGCCCACTTCAGCTCGTCGGAGACGCGCGTGGTCGTGACGATCTTGGCGCGCTTGGCGACGATGGGCGCGGTAGAGATCTCGGAGCCGGACTTCTTGCCGCCCTCGGCGACGACCTCGGCCTCTGCGGTCGGGTTGAACACGAGGTAGGTCGTGTCCGCGAACTTCTGCGGGGTGCTGGGGCTCAGCGTGGCGATGGTGGAGGTGTCCTTCACCTTGCCGATGATGGTGGAGACCACGCTGGACGGCAGCTTGATTTTCTGGGTGTCGTTTGCAGCCATTTCTGTGCCTTTCTTCGGGTTTGGCTTACTTCAGGAGGCGCTTGGCGAAGTCTCGCAGCGCCTCGTCCCCGCCCTTGCCGCCCTTGTCGAAGCTGCCGGGCTTCTCCACTCGCGGCGCGGGCTTTGTCTTGAATGCGGCGAGCATCTTGTCGCACCATGCGGCCATGCTCTCCTCGTCCTCGCCGACGATGAGGTCCGCGGGGACTCCCTTCTCCTGCGCGACCTTGGCGGCGGTCTTGGCTCGCGCCTCGGCCTTCTCCTTGGCGTCGAGTCGCTTCTCGAGCTCCGCGACCTTCTCGTCGGCGGTCTTCTTCGCCTGGTTGGCCTCGTCGAGTGCGCTTGCCGCGCTCTTGTTGGCCTTGGCCTGCTTCTCCCACTTGCGGGAGTGCGCCTTCTCGGCCTCGTAGAGTGCCTTGTAGTCGGGCTCCTCGCCCCCGGTCGGCTCCGTACCGCCCGTGGGCTCCGTGTCGGTCTCTTCTGCCATGTCGCGTCCTTTCCCGGACCGTGCGGCCCGTCGGGCCAGCCGTGCGGCCGAACCCCTTAGATGTGCGTTTCAGGGCCGTGCGGCCCCTGTCCCGGGAAGTGTCCGACAGGCGTGAGATTTGGCCTGTTTGGCGTTTTTCGGCATGAAAAAAGCCGCCCATGGGCGGCCATGCGGTAAGATGGGATTGGGCGGAAGCTGTTTGACTCACCTATTGAGACATGCAGCTCCCGCCTATTTTTTTATCGTTTGGAGCGACCCGTCGTGCCCCAGCATCCTCACTTCGGCGATTCCGTACCTCTTCATGTACTTGCGTATCCATGCTTCGGCTTGGCTGTCGGTGACAGACTTGTTCTCGCTGACGTCGAAGACGGCGAACCGCACCCCGCTCTTGTTGGCCACGGACTTCATGTGCGACTTGAACGTGTTCTCCGATTTCGACGTGTAAACGGTCTTGATTTCGATGCCCGTGGACAGGTCGGCGCGGCTTACGGTCGTTTTTCCCTGCGCGTTCTCGCTCTTCAGGTGCACCTCGTCTTCCCAGAACTCGGTCTTGTAGCCCAGTGCCGCCAGCTTCTCCGCGGTTCTCCTCTCTCCGGGGTCTACCCTCCACCTCTTTACCTTGTCGCGCCTCACCGCATCGTCCGTGAACGTTATGCCCTTATGCTCGCCGCCCGCGTACCAAGACGGGTCGCGCAGCTCTATCTCGGATGCGACGCGGTTGTTGAGGTAGGCGGTGTACGCCTTCCCCTCCTTGTTGCCGTGGCGCCTCACGAGCGCTTCGCGTTCGTCCTCCGGCATTGCGTACCAGTCGGAGGCGATGCCGTCGCGGCCTCCGAGCGCGGCCAGGCAGTCGTTATACCTCTCGTACATCCCGTCAGGGTCGTACCCCTTGACCGTCGTCACCCCGTCGAAGCCGGGAACGATTCGGCAGTCGCAGTGCGCGTGCGAGTGCTCGGCCGCCTCCTCGGTCTTGGCGTAGAAGCCGAACGACGCGAGCATGAGGCAGAACCCGCACGTCTCGCCACGGGGAACGCGGGCGTACCACGGCTTTGCCGGGTCTTTGCGCGCGTTGTGGGCGACGCACCTGTTGGCGGCGCGCCTGATCTCCTCGTCGACCCTCGTGACGCACCGCGAGACAAAGACCTCGGGGGCGCCCTCGACGACCTTGCCGATGAAATACCTAACCGCGCCGAGCGTGTCGTCCGGGTCTCGCATGGACTCGGCGACCGCCCGATACTTCCCGGGGAAGCCCTGCGACGCCCTGACCGCGTCGTAGTATTCGGCGGCCCTGGCGGCGGCGCACGTGTCGGCGTAGTACCCGAGCACCGCCTCGATCGTCTCGTAGGCCCTCTCGCGGAGAGCGGAGACATCGCCGCCACCGCTGTGCTCCCAGCTCGACAGCAGGGACTCGAGTGCCGGCCTCACCTTCGCCTGGGCGTCTGCCGACAGCGCGTTCACCTCATCGGTCAGCTCGTCCAGCAGGCTAGTCGGCACCGCCGCCATTCTCGCCCTCCTTCGGCTCGAACAGCGATGCGATAGCCGCGCCCGCCTGCGCCTTCTTGGCATCCGACTCGATGCGCTGGATCTGCTCGTCCGTGTAGTCGAGCATCTCGTAGGCGACCGTGGAGTTGGCGAGCTTCGGGAGCGCCTGCACCTGCTTGAGCAGCGCGTCTGACAGGCTCACCGTGGACGGGTACGCCGGGCTGAGGAATCGCGGGTTGATCTCATGCCCCGCGTCGCGCTCGGTGGCGAAATCGGTGCCGTTCGCCACGGCGAGCGCCATGTAGGCCACGTTGCGCAGCGCCGTGCCGTTGTCGCGGTTGAGGTTCTTGGCGTCGATGACCAAGGGCTCCAGGGACGCGGCGATAGCGTCCGAGGAGGACGGGTTGTCGTTGGACACGCCGAAGAAGCTCACCGGCACGTTGGTCACGGCCGACATCTGGCAGGCGAGCTGGCGCAGGTACTCCGTGAGCGGTGCCATCTGGAGCTGCGCGGACTGCCAGACCGTGGGCTTGTCGCCGTCCGGGTCTTTCGTGATCTCGTTGACCGCGCCCATCGAGGCGTCGTACTTGTTGCCGTCGTTGAGCATCTTCTTGTAGGTGCCCAGTAGCCACGTCTGCGGCAGGGTCGCGGCCTCGGCGGCGACCTCCATTCGGGCGCGCTGTCGGATGGCGTCGTCGGTGATGCTCATCACGGAGCGGCTTATGCGCGAGGTGCCGAAGGGGCGCTCGAGCGTCGCGCCGTGTGCCATCGGCTCCATGAGGCAGCGCCCCATCGAGTGCTCGCGGTACTCGGCTACCCACGAGCCGCCGTCGCGCGTGAGCACCACGAGGCTGTCGTCGGTGAGCAGGTGCACCACGGTCGGCACGCGCTCGGTGTCACCGGGCATCTTCTTGGACTCAGCCACGACGAGGCCAGCCCTGATGGCCTTGCGCGCGTCATCCCAGAGCGCCGCCGCCGCGGTGGCGGGGTAAGCCGAGATGACCGGGTAGCCGCCGCCGTCCGTCACGGTCCAGAAGCCGCAGCAGTGCTTCAGCTCGCCGATGAGGTTCTTGCGGTAGAGGCGCTCCAGCTGGTTCGACTCGCAGATGGCGCGGAGGGCCTTGCTCGTCTGCTCGTCCGCGCACGTATAACCGTTGAAGATGGAGCGGTCGGCGAGTGCATGCACGGCCTTGCGGGGCCAGTCCACGCGCGGGTTGATCTTCTTGGCGAGGCTCGCCGGCATGGCGATGCCGAGGTCCTTCACTGACACGTGCCCGAGGTAGTAGTCCTCGCGCTCGAGGTTGCTGGCTCGATGCTCGCGCCAGACGGTCATGAGCTCGCGGACGAGCGCCGCGTCGCCCGGCTCCAAGCCTGCGGCGGATGCTACCTGCCCCGCCAGTTCCATGTTCACTGCTGCCATCAGAAGCTGGCCTCCTGTTCCCTTCGCGGGTCTCGTTTCGTGGTTCTCGCCGCCCAGAGGGCGAGCGATGCGGACTCGATGGGGGCGGCGATGGAGTCGGGGCCGTCCGCGAAGCCCCATCCGTCCCTGCCTATGTCGCGCTTGAGCGACTTGCGCGCCGAGTCGTCGAGCGCCGGCGACTCGATGTGAGACAGCGTGCCAGAGTCGACCTCGTCCTTGAGCATCGACGCCGCAGCCTGCACGATTGCTGGCGTGCCCATCACGAGCGCGCACTTGCTGAAGCCGCCGTCGAGCATCCGCCGCTTGAGCGCGTCCGCTCCGGACTTGCCGTCGATGCAGGCGCACGCGATCTCATCTCGGTTGCGCAGGAGCATGTCCGAGATCGCGACCGTTCCGCCCGAAGCGCCCATCACGTCGTACAGCTCGACGTAGGACGGTCCGTCCCTGTCGGCGAGCGCCCAGGACACCGCGGCGTTGGAGCCGTCTGCGGAGAACTTCACGCCGAAGGCGAGCTTTCCGTCAGCGGGCGCTGAGTCGCGTCGGCACCCGTCCCACTTCTTGGAGGACAGGGCGTAGAGGAGCGAGCCTCCCGTCTTCGCCCACCACCCGAGGCGCTCGCGCGCGAACACGTCGGGCTGCATCTGCTCGGACTCGCCCTTGACGGCCTCGTAGTTGAGCACGGTGCCCATGGACGGGTTGTACTCGTACCAGCGGGACTCGTCGTGGACGTCGCCTATCTCGTCCGCGCCCCACTCGATCCACGCCATCTCGGACTCGCCGTCGTGCACGTCGTCGTGGAGGTCGCGAAACACCGTGCCGACGTTGTCGGGGCCTGGCGGCGTTCCGAGGTAGATGGTCTGCGGGTTGTGCATCGCGCTCGCCGAGATGGCAGGCAGGGACGCCGCCTGCTGCGTGTCCGTGAGCTCCTGCGCCTCGTCGTAGATGAGCACGTCGTAGGTCTTGCCTCGAGCCAGCGAGTTGGTGCGGGTGGTGAAGCGGATGAGGCCGCCGTTCTTGAGGCTGATGGCCTGCTGCCCGTTCGTCTTGCGCACGGCGAGCAGGAGGTCATGCAGCTCGGTCTCGTCCTCGTCCTCGAACGGCTGGGACAGCTCCTTGAACATCTGGTCGGAGGTGTCGCCGTGCTGGCAGGTGTACAGGATCTTCTCGCCGTTGAGCGCGCCGTAGAAGCAGCGGGCTCGAACCACCCAGCTCTTTCCGTTCTGGCGCGGGATGGAGATGCCCAGCGTGCGCAGCAGGTACTTGTCGCGCGCGTCGCGGGCCAGCATCGCGTCGAGCAGGTGCGGCTGCCACGGGAGCGGGTCGCCGAAGTACGCTGTCGCGAGCTCGCAGGCCATCTCGCCGTCGCCGCTGAGGTCCTCCGGGACGTTGGCCTCGTATGTCGGCGTCTGCCTGGGCTCCATCAGGCGCCCGCCGCCTTGGCCTTGCGCTCGCGGTCGGCGAACATCAGGCTCAACACCCTAGCGCCGTCGCTCTGCGGACGCGCCTGCTGCACCTGGATGGGCACTGCCTTGCGCGACAGCCCGAGCAGCTCGTTGAGCGCGCGTATCTCGGCGGTCGCCTGCTTGAGCACTGACACGGCGGGGTGCGGGCGCTCCATGATGGCGTGCCGCCCGTTCTTCGCCTTGATGGGCTTGTAGCCGACGGGGTCGAGCACCTTCACGGTCTTGCCCCTGCTCATGGCATCCTCCGCGGCCTTCGCCACGGCGTGCCAGTAGCAAAGCAGCGCAAGGTTCGGCGCGTCCTCGTCGGAGAAGCGCCCCGATGCGGTGACGCTCGCCCAGATCTGCGATTGATAGTCATCGGATGCGACCGATTCCGGCATCTCCGGCATCACGGCCTCCTTTCTCGTGCCCGCATTGTGCGATGCTGGTGAGATTCGAGGCCTACCCCCGCCCTGGGGTCATGGGGCGGGGGGAAATCGGCACTGGCAGCGATGGGTGTCCGTGCACCCCCGGGGAGGGGGCAATGCCCCCGCCATCGGCGGCTCAGCGCCCCAAAAAGCAGTGAGGCGCAGCCGAGCAAACGACCGCGCCTCCAGTTAGGCTTTTCAGCCCCGCCTATTCAGTTGTCTCAAGCACTCAGAACAGCCTCGTGCGCCTTATCTCGACGGGCCTCGCGTCGCCCGGCATGTGCTTGCCCTTCCTCTGGTTGCAGATGCGGTGCGCCGCGTCGAGGTTCGCGTAGTCCAGCACCGCGCCGCCCCTCGCCCTCGGCACCACGTGGTCGGCCTCGAAGCTCCACGGCGTGCCGGGCGGCAGGCTGTAGTCTATGGGCTGTCCGCATATGTGGCACGGCCTGCCCTCGGCGCGGAGCCTCGCCTTGAGCTTGCGCTCGGCGTTGCCGTTGGAGCTCCACGTCATGCCAGGCGCTTCCTCGCGAGGTAGTCCTTCTTCACCGACAGGGTCGGGGGCTCGTCGGTGCTTCCTATCTTGATGGTGAGCGTTATGGGCGGCAGCACGAACCTCTCGTCGATGTCCCCCGCCACGTCTTCCGCCATGGACTCCAGCAGGGCCGCGGCGTCGCGGAGCTGCCGCGCCACCCTCTCGCCCGCACTCATGCGACCAGCCCCACGACCAGCTGCATGCACCACAGCACTGCGGCGACGCACAGCAACACGAGCACCGTCATGATGAGGCACCCGATGAGCCTGCCGATCAGCCTTCCAATCTCGTCCATTCAATCCTCCAATCTCACCCGCACGCCATGCGCACGAGAACGGTCAGAACCACGGCGAGCGCCCATGCGGACCTCGCCGCCCACGCCAGCAGCACGGTGAGCGCCGCCAGCGGCATCAGCCACAGAACATGGCGCACGCTTCCTCCTGCATGTCCCTCATGTGGTCCGCTATCCACGGGAGCGCCCAATAGGCGACGTCGCCCGGCTCCGCGTCCGCCCCGTCGAACTTCTCCCGGAAGGCGTCGTCGAACTCCACCTCGCAGATGCCGTAGTCGCAGCAGCACTCGTACATCTTGATGCACTCGGCGCAAGTGGGCTTGCCCTCGCCGAAGTGCCTGTCGATTGCCGCGCCGGTGCATCCGTCCGGGAGGTTGTAGCCCGGATCACAGCTTGCCCCCAAGGCGAATCACCTCCTCGCGGTACATCTCGTACCGTTCGATGAACCTGTGCGGGTTCTCCGCGATGACGTCGAGAACCTCAACGAGCGCCATCTTGCCCAAGGGGCGCTCGCCGTCCGTGAGCTCGCTGTCAGGCACGTCGATGATGTGGCGCTCGATTATCTCGAATCTCATCTCTCCACCTTCTTCCTCACGATGTCGCGCGGGTCTTCGCCCATCGCCTCCGCCAGATTGAGCAGCAGGTTCATCTTCACTTCCCTGCCGTTGCTGATGGCATGGCTCAGGCTGCTGAGGTTCACCCCGGCGGCGCGCGCCAGCTGCTTCAGCGGGACGTGGTTGTCGATGCGCCAATGGGCGATCTTGTCGGCGTCCAGAACGTACTCGGTCGCCATCACCTGCACCTCCCCTCGCGCTTGAGCGTCTCCACGTTGCGGCGGGACCTCTTGAGCGCGCGAATCCGGGCGCGCCTCCATTTCGGGTCGAGCCTCTTGCAGAGCGCCCTCGCCTCGCGCCTCACGCCGCGCAGCACGGGCACGAGGGCCTCGTTGAAGCTCGCCACCGCGTTGGCCATGATGGCGGCCGCGGCCCTCGCGGCGGGGCCATCCGGTCTCCACAGGTCGACGGACGGCGACGGCGCCGGCCTCATCTCGTCAGCCATGCCGCACCTTCCTCCCGCACTGCGGGCAATAGTTCCAGACGCCGCTCACGCGGTAGTGCTCCTCGTCCTCGACCTTGCAGCCGCAGACCGAGCACAGGAAGCCGTTGTCGCACGAGTCCTGGACGCTCCCGTCGTAGACGTTCTCGCACTCGCCGCGGTCGACGAGGTCGGCGAGATAGTCGAATACGTTGCCCTCCGTATAGCCGACGCACTCGAGCACGCGCTCGAAGATGTCGAATATGAACGGCTCGAGGACGGTCCTCGGCAGGCTGTTGAAGAAGCCCCTCGACCCGCGCAGGCTCGCCGCCGCCTCGCGGCGCTGCTCGTCGCTAATCATCAGTCAAATCCTCCCCACACCACGGGCAATACCGTGGGACAGTCTCGAACTCGGTCCAGCTCGTGATGTACGTGTCGTCATGCTCGTAATGCACGACGCCGAAGACGAGGTCGCACCTAGGGCAGTGGACGGCGTCGACTGGGTCGACGTCCCCTATCGCGACCATCTCGTTGGTGTAGACCAGCTTGCGCGGCTTCCACTTCTGGTGCGACGGGGTCGCACCGCACGTCGGGCAATCGACCGGCCTTGCGAACTTAATACGCTTCATCTTCCACCACCACCGCCCCGCAGACCGGGCATGAGTACCAGTCGACTGGGAACGCCTCGGAGGTCACGACGAGCACACCGTCCGGCCTGTCGCCGGGCACCAGCACGCGGCACCCGCACTCTGAGCACTTGAATGATTCCTTGGTGTAGTCGGCGACGTTGTGACATGTCGGACGGTCGATTAGGTCTGCAAGGGCCGCGTACGTCTCGTTCTCAACCTCGTGAATGAACTTGCCGTCCACCTCGACGCCGATTGAGTTTGCAATCACGTCGAGTGAATCAACGTGGCGGTATGCCCCGGTCGATGCTTCGCGCAACTCAGCCACCGCTCGCTTGCGCTCCTCGTCGTTAATCATCGTCTCCCCCTTCCGGGTCAATGAGATCAGCGAGCTTATCGAGGACAACATCGAAGTCATGGTAGTCCTCGAAGCCGACCACCACCTCGGCAAGCTCGTCGAAGAACTGCTCCTTGTACTGGATGGAGTGGCCGATGGTCAGGTGTCGCAGGTTCTCAGCCATCTCGCGTCGCTCTTCGCTAGTGAATGTCATCGAAACCAGCTCCAAACATACAGTCGTAGTCGCACTCCCAGGTCTCTCCGTCGCGGCTCATGGTCGCCCCGTACCTCGGAGTACCGCCGGTATCGTCGCCACAGAAGTGGAAGTGCCATCCAAGGAAGTCGAACTCCTCGTCGTACTCGTCTGCGGCGTACCTCGTGTCGCCGTACTCCTCGTAACCGTCCCACCCGAACTTGCGGGAAAGGTCATCGAACGTGTATATGGTCGGCTTGTCCTCGCCGTCCTCCCACTCGTAGACCTCCGGCCAACCCTGCTTGTAGCACCCGACGCGGACATTGCCGTCGCCCATGACTCCATGGTGCGAGAACTCGAACCACTCGAATCCGTCATGGTGCTTCATGATGTTCGCGTACACGCGGAGTCCAGTAGGCAGGGAACCCTCGTCGGTGTCGTATACGCCTACGTCCTCCTTGTCGGTTCTGCGCTCGCCGTTGAGGTACACGAACGCGCCGTAGTCGCTGTATGCCATGGCTATACCTCCTTCGCCGCCGCCTCGCGGCGCTTTTCATCGGTAATCATTCGTCCACCTTGGATATGGCCAGCGCCACGTATTTCTGGGCAAGGCCCTCGAAGTCGTCGAGGATATAGTCGATTCGGTAGACTTCACCGTTGAGCGGATGCCTGGCTGCTTCCCCGACGGCGTAGCCTTCGTTCGTGACAACGTCGAATACGATCTCATCGCCGACCTTGTAACCCCGGTCGTTCTTGCGAATCTCGAACGTCTTGGTGCCGTTCAGGACGGCGTCGGCGTATTGCTCTTGAATCTTGAGCCTGTGCGTCGCCATCAGGCCTCACCCCTCAGCTTGCGGATGCGGGATACGATGTCCTCAATCACTTTCGGAGAGCAACCAGTTGTTATATTGCTGAGAGAACAACTTTGACAGGTTCCATCCTTGCTGAAGTACGTGCAAGCGGTGCCTTCTGCGACGCATTTGTCCAAGTCCTCTTCCAGCTTCTCCCAGCTGTCTGGCTGGGTGAATCTTAGCGCTGTCGTCATTGGGGTTCCCAACCCGTCTAAACGCTCGACTCTCCAGAAGCATTCATTCGGGTTGTAGCGGAACGCTCGAATGCTGACCGGGACACCGCCGGCGTCGTATAACCTCTTCGTGTTCAGCGGAATCTCACGCCCTTCGGCGTCCCTCGGTAGCTCAATCATTCGGAATCACCGGCCAGACGGTTCACACGCGATACGATGTTGGCCATCATGGCATCGAGGCAATTCATCTTCCCGTGGCTGCACAGCTTGCAATCGTTGCAGTACTCGCCACGGTCCTTGTCGTAGTGGCACGGCATGTCCCTGCAGCCTTTGCCGTGCACATCCCACGCACGGTTGAGGTCTTCCGCGAGCTGCTTGAGGCTGTCCGGCTTCTCGAGGTGCATGGAGTTGGCAGGTAAGTGGTACACCATGTCCCCAGTCCCGTAGGACTCGGCTGTCCATTCGACCTCGTGTGTGATCACATCGAATCCGAACGTGAACCTGTTCACCTCGTACCCGACGCCTATGTTGTTGTACAGCACCTTGGTGTCCAGCGGAATCTCGCGGCCCTCGGCATCTTTTGGTAACTCGATATTCGCCATTGCCATCACCTATCTAGCCCCAGCAGTACAAAGGACATGTCGCGGCAGATGCGGATGCTGCCGGGCGTCCTCACGGTCATTAGCTCCCCGTCCTTGCACATCCTGTAGACGGTCCTCAGGCTCACGTTGAAAGCCTCGGCCCATTCGTTGGGCGTTGCATACTCGGGGATCGTGGATGGGGTCACGCCCTTGGGCATTTCGATAATTGCCATTAGTCCTCCCCGGTCTCGTAGCTCGCGTCGGTCCAGTAGTTGCAGCGCGCCTCGCCTTGGGTGCGGTGGATGAACTCGGGTCTGCGCATGCACTCGTACTCGATGCGCTCGGTCCCG